GCTCATTTTCTTTCTCCTTTCCAAATGTAACCGGTGTGTTCATACAGCCTTTTGGGCGAAATATAATAGTTAATTCTCCCGAACTTGCTGTCCATTTCTTCGATCTTAGTTACCAGCTTACCGTTTCTAGTAGCTTGACCGATGGGTAGCCATCCGACGACAATCCCCATTCTAACCCAGCAGGAATCTTTACCGTAAACTCTTGCCGCTACTGCTACTGGCACCGAACCGAATGCGAAGTTTTCCATATACTCATCCTCCTTTGTACGGCTAGTTTATTCTAGCTTAGACCTCCCCCATTCCTCAAAAACAACTCGGTGGAAACTTTCGTGGAGAAAGCAAAAGACCCTGTGTTTCCACAGAGCCTTCAATAGTTCACCTCCTAAACTGTTCTCCGCAATAGAAGATGCAATTTTTGCGAACCTTTCCATTTTGAAATTGTAGCGTCACAAGGGTAGTCCTCGAAATCTAGGTTAGACTGAGAAAGTGTTCCATTTACAAAGCCATCAATAATATCTCGCTCATAGTGTTTGAACGGGATCAATGTGTCTGGAAGTGTTCTATGAATGTGCCCGCAAGAAAGACACCTGAGTCGAGGAACCTGCTGCCAATACTTCTTTCCTCTTTTTGTCCGTACGATTCTAAGAACCTTGTCGTAGTATTCGGCAGAATGGCCACATCTAGGACAAGTATTTGTATTATTGCTCATTTCTTATTCACCTCAAATGTAGGAATTGACAAAACCTACACAATCATATATGATTAGAACGAACAACGCAAGAGAGGAGGAGAATATATGTTAATTAAATGTCCTGAATGCGATTTGCAGGTAAGTGATAAGGCATTTATTTGTCCGCACTGCGGCTATCCGATTCGTACGGATGCAAAACCACCAGTGCAACGGCGCAAGTCAAACCGCAGACGGAGACTCCCTAACGGCTTTGGTCAAATCAGTGAGATTAAGAACCGAAACCTCAGAAAACCCTTCCGGGCAATGGTCTCGGTGGGGAAGAATCCAAAAACCGGCAGGCCAATCTGTAAACCCTTGAAACCCGAATCCTATTTTGAAACGTACAACGATGCTTATGCAGCACTTGTGGAATATAATCGAAGTCCCTATGATTTGGATTCAGTTCTTACTGTTAAGGAACTGTATGAGAAGTGGTTCAGGGAATACACAGCCAAAGTTAAGTCCAAATCAAGTATCAGGTCAATCACATCAGCATGGTCGTACTGTTCGTCTTTATATGATATGAGGGTCATGGACGTCAGAGCAAGGCATATCAAAGGCTGCATGGAGAATGGGAAAGCAGTGGTGAAGGGGGTTGAGAAGGAGATCACTCCCTATTTGAAGGTTAGGGTGAAATCACTGTTCAACGTTTTGCTGGATTATGCGGTAGAGTATGAGATAGTGGAGAGAAACTACGCCAGAACATTTTCAGTGTCAGAAGATGTGGCAAAAGAGGTAGAGAATAATAGAGAAGGGCACATTCCTTTTACTAATGATGAAATATTGTTGCTTTGGAGCAATGTTGACACTATCGCTTATGTTGACTTGGTCCTGATTCAATGCTATTCTGGATGGAGACCACAGGAGCTTGGTCTTATTCGCATGGAAGATGTTGACCTTGAGAATTGGACTTTTCAGGGCGGTATGAAAACAGATGCCGGAACTAATAGAGTGGTTCCCATACATACCAGAATTAGACCACTGGTTAAAGCTCGCTACAAGGAAGCACAGGCGTTGGGAAGCGAATATCTATTTAACAACGTCGGAAAAAGAACTAAGGGTATAAATCTTACCTATGGAAAATACAAAAACCACTTCAATCGAATTGTTCGAGAATTGAACTTAAATCCCAGCCACAAACCACATGACGGAAGAGTTCACTTTGTCACTATGGCTAAGAAGTGGAAAGTCGATGAGTATGCTATCAAATATATCATTGGACATGCAATCCCTGATATAACAGAAAAAGTATACACAAAGCGCGGAAATGATTGGCTTATGGAGGAAATTGAAAAAATAAAATAAGGTGTAGGAACTGAGTGTAGGAAATGAGTGCTTGTGCAGGAGTGTAGTGTAGGAATAAACTAATGAAGTGATTTTGAGATTAAGAATATGAGTGTAGAAGTGGTGTAGGAATAAGTGGTTTTAAGAGGCGTTTCTACACGATGTATGGCAAAAAGAAACGCTGAAATATGAGTGAAAAATGGACGAGAGCCGTTTGTTAAGCAATAACAACTGTTGCATTTAAACCTCGTTTATTGCTCATATATGAGCGAAAATATAAGCCGAGTGTAGGAGTAATCAATGAACAACCTACACCCGGCTTATACTATTTAAGTTCTTGCGGTGAAAATATCACTCAAAAAGTTTGGCGGCAGCCCAAAGATACTCGCCATTGTGATACACGCAGAAGTATTCTGTCTTGGTTCCGATGACGTTGACAGCCGTGAAATCGGTAACGACTGGCAGATCAGTCCCCTTGCTGACTACAGACGCCACAGCACTGCTGCCACTAGGAAGTCTGCGAAGGTTTGCGCCCGAAGAATTGGTCACAGTGCGTCTACGAGTCTTGAATGGAATCTTGGTATCTTTTTGCGTCCCGGAAACAAACAGCGCCCATTCGGCTTTACGACGGTCAGTAAGCCCCTTAACGACTTTTCCTCCAGCATGATTGTAAAGGCAGATAGCATTCTCAATCTGTTTGATGGTTCTCTGGCCGTTAGCTGTCAGTTGGTCAATGTTCCCAATGTTGTACGCAAAGCTCACCAGCGCATCAAACTGGCTTTGAGTCCAATGATAAATATGATCGTATTTAGAGACTTTAGGCTCGTATTTCTTGGCCAGAGACGCTTTCAGCCATTCGTCAGCGGTCTTCTGGGTAATACTCATACCTTTCTTGATGGCGCATCCCGTGATGCTCTTATCCGCTGTAGTTGTGCCATAGCCGATGGTCCACACTCCAACGCGGTCCTGATAAGCCTTGAGGTAACAGCCCTCAAACCGCTTAATCAGAGTAATGCCTTTTTCACTTGTTTTCACGCAGCTCGGCCTTCTTTCCTGCTCCACCAAACACCTGTGCGAGTTTGTCAGGCATAATATCAGGATTCATCTGGCAAATGTTTTCCATGCTCGATCCGATCTCCATAAGAATAATATATACGCAGGCTCCTGCTCCAACTGGAATATTGACTCCCAGGTCTACGAACGTCTGAGCCTGGTCAATCATGAAGGCCGTCAGAAGGACGAGCATCAGTGCAGCCTTATGGAACAGACCCTGCCGCATGATTTTGCTGGAGAATTCCTTCTTGTAAAATGCCTTAAACAGGCCAGTAGCGAAATCCAGTACAATAAAATAGAATGAAAACAAATATCCCATATTTTTTCTCCTTAATGATTGGGCACAACGACAACAAGAATCTTAGACGTGAACGGATAGCCGTTAGTTCTGTCATAGTCGCTCTTAGACTTGTATTTGTAGAGTTTTCTCTTATTGCAGCTGAAAATATGATTATTGCCGACACTGACACAAGCATTGGAATTCTGGAAGTAAATGCAGCCGGCCTTCTTATACTTGTCCGGAAGATCCTTGTAGAGTTTGTTGACCCACACGACTTCGCAGTTCTTCAGCTTCTTATAGTTGGAAACGGCATCGGCAATGGTCTTCTTGCCATCACGCTTGGGCGTATGAGAGATGATGAAGCCTTTGTCCAGAAGCCCGGCAGCCTGCATGACGATAGAGGCAATGCGGTTGCAGCTGAGTGCCCTATACTTCAGCATCGTAGCGAGGCTCACCACCAGCTTCACATTTTTACCGCCGTGCACCTTTCCGATGCATTGAGGGTAAATGTCCTTGGCGGCGGCAACCACTTTAGCTCGAAAGTCGATTTTTTCAGTCTTTTTCGCTTCGGTTTTGTCGCTGAAATTTCCCTCAGCAGCCCAGTAGAAGCGATTGCCGTCTTTGATGCAAATATAAGTGGTGCTGGAATTGCCGGCTGTATTGGTGGATTTGAAGTCTATAACCACATCGGCCTTATCGCCTTTGTTGAGATGCTTAACGATTTGAGCGGAAGAAGAGGGCAGCGCCCGGAGGTTCGCTCCGGACTTGCCCGTTACGGTGTAGGTTTTGGTGTTCATCCTGTCACCTCCAACATCAGGAATAACTCTTAGCTGTGATAAACAGCCCTCCGTGGCCAGCATTTAAATTGCTGTTAGAGGCGTATAAAACAACGTATTTTGTGTGTTCCAATAGCGTTAACATGTAGTTACCATTAACATTGGAAAAGCTGCCTTTCCCGATGTAGGCACGATTGGAATCGTAGCATAGTGCATCTTGGCGGGATGTCCCTCGCAGGTTCACACCCTGAAGAATTTCCAGCATATTGCTGTACGAATATGTTGACGTATCGTTAGGGTTTAACACGCCTGAACCCATGTTTGCAGTGCCTTTTGTCCAAGACACATCGTATTTGGCCTCTACGTCAATTGTGACATCTGCGCCAACATAGGGGATTTTCAGCCGGCCAGTCTCCGCGTCAAATGCCGTATTTACGGCTCTGTTGCCCATTTTGACCGTACCGACTAGAGTTGTACCATCATAGGTGTTCCGCAGCGTGACGTCCAACTTGTCGCCTGCGGTTACGCTGGTTTGGTTTGCGCCTGTAATACCTGCCGGGATTGTATAGGTGATGTTGTATGCATCATCAGTCGGAACGACTCCATAGATTTTGTGACTTCTGGAGCTCTGGCGAATCTGCGCATACTTAACATTACCAGCAGTATAAAATGTCGGGGCTTTCCCAAGGTAGAATCCCAAACTATCATTTGGGGAGCTGGAGTTAACGTAAATCAGCATCAAAAAGTTTCCGCCGCCGTCATACAGAGCTAAGCTAAAAGCGCCAGCTGCGCTAGCTGAGCATTGGAACGCACTATACATCGATACGTCCTCAAGAGGGCTTAAATAGTCGGAACTGCTTTCCGAGATGTTTCCAGCTACATCAATCGTTCCAGATTCATAGGCCGCCTCCCTTGCGTTGGCTGTGATGATTACATCATCAGTAACAGCAGGGATTGTAACAGTCGCTGAACCACGACTATAGCTGGTCACACTCATGGTTATATCTACCCCGCCCATCTCTACGGTGAGGTCATATGTGTAATCATCTGGGACACTAATGCCTCTAGCGTCACCAAACTGCTGGCCATCGCCATTAACTGTCCACGTCCTGGTTACAGACGTATCCCCTCTAGGTGTTAAAACATCGCCAACACGAGGACCGTAGTTAGCAATGACAGTATAAAAGGGAGTATCAATATCATTATCACTGTCCACAGCTGTTACTTTGATGTCACCTGTTGCTTCTGGGATAAAAATGTAGCCATCACTTGACAAAGCTGTGCTTGTCACATCAGAACCACCCATTTCCACTTTGATCCCGCCAAGCGTTTTACCAGTATCCGCTACAATCCTTTGTGCATAAGGCTGTCCTGCACGGATAAAATTTGAAATCGTGTATGCCTTACAATTTAACAGTTTACGTGTCAGTCGGTACTTCGCAGAAGATTCAGGCACCTCAAAAGGCATCGTAAATGTAAGATACTCTAAGTTTACCGTGTCACACTTCCATGCCTTAATGCACTGATTCCGTCTATCCACTACGATATAGTAAACCCACATGCCCTCGCGTGTAAAAGCTGAGTAGTTAGAGCATAGCACTACATCATTGATATAAGAGTAGACATCATAATGCATGTGTCCACCAAGCGCGCAAAGCAATTCTGATTTTGCATTACTAAAATCAAAGTTATGTACGACTCCATCAGCATCAGTAAACGTTCCTGCTGTCTTTGTTTTCCTGGCATAAAAAATTGGATTCGTGTCAAGCCCAGCCCAATAGTTATCAGAGTTAATTGTGCTTGATGATAAATCTGATGTCGTCGGAATTAGTCTATTATCCCAATCGGGATAAAGCGATTCATGGCAAAGGATGATAATATCATATCCATCATCTGCTGACATCTCATTAATCAAAAAATCAATTTGTTCTGTAGACGCTTTTTTATTGCCGCCGTATGTTGTTGTTTCGTTTTCATAGGCAGATATAGCAATATATTTCACGTTTCTGTAATCATCAATAACAGTGAACCATCCGTTGTTTCCATGGCGCCTTGCTTTGATGTTCCGAAAATACTGTTGCAAATGTTTTTGATCGGATGTAGCTGTTCCATAATTATTTCCAGCAACCCAAGTCCAAGTATCGTGGTTGCCAAATACATTTATCTGCTTATCAAGTGGTATATCCTGCACAGCCACAAGCAAATCCTCTAAGGCGGTATTTGTATCTAATATTTTGGAATAGTCCAAAGCAGTGCCATATACAGATGCCCCGGCTTCCAATTCATAGCCTTTAAAGACACAATCGCCAAGGTTCATAAATGCTGACACTTCGTCCCAATTCACCAGGTCATTGATTGTTTTAAATATTTCACGTTTTCCCTTGTGCATTGTGTGCGAGTCCGTAAAAAGGATAATAGGGATTTTTTGATAATCACCCTTGCAGTATTGAGTGACCTCATTTTTAACTTTCTGAAAAAGTCCCGCCCATGTACTCGTGTCTTCTGACTGTTCCGTGTTTCCAAGCATATTCCCGCCACGGAGATGCACTTCCTCCAACAGTTTGGCAGACAGCTTTTCTTTTGAGATTGCCCCGTCCGCAACCGTAGTAGTTGCTTCCGGATGGCTATCCAACCAGTCCTGTACGGACTGCTCAATCGCGTCGCCCTGCATGTAAGCATCCACCATCTTCTGGATTTCCTCTGAGGACACTCCAGTAATGTGGTTGTCGGCGATATACTGAGCAATGAGGGCAGTTACCTCATCAGGGTCTACGCCCGTGCCCTGCTCTTCCAGCCGTTTCACCCGCTGGGTCAGGTCGTCTACACTCTCCACCGCATCATCCACCTGCTGGGCGGTGTGGTCCAGCTGGTAGCCTTTAAATACTCCATTGGAATCATAGATTGGTTGTGCCATTACATTTCCTCCTTAGCTAAGATTTCCATTTTGATTTTTCATCTCAGTTTCGAGAGCATCCAACCGTGAACTAAGCTCATCGAGCTGCTGCTTTTGCTTCTGGACAACGGCCACAAGAGGAGCGATGAGTTCCGTGTACGATAAGTACCATTTAAGCTCTTCATCCGCTTTCTCCCCAGTTTTTGGGTCGTATGGCGTATCGGCATCTCCGCTATCTTTAATAGTTGCAGAGGCTGCGCCAAATTCCACCTCCGGACAAAGCTTATGCAGTAGCTCATATACATCCTGGGCATAAAAGCCAAAGTGCATTTTACTGTCCAGAACCCTCTCGTCCTTAAAGGTATATACACTCGGAGTCAAACCATAAATAAAATTCTCCGAAATATCGCTGGGAATGACCGATTCGGAAGTGGCTTTCATCAGCCGATTCGAAACTTTGGACTCCAAACTGGCAACATGGTTTTTAAGCTTTCGGTCAGAAGTAACGTCAGTACCAGCTACCCTCAAATGCTGTGTTTGTATA